CCACGTCCTGATTTTCTATATTATCAGCCATTTTTGACTCCTTATTTTGATTTTAATATTGAGAGGAAATTCTTAAATGCTCGAACCTGCGTCTCATAGAGATCAGTTCTTCCAGCTTTTTTAATTTCAGTCTCCATTTCTTCAATTGTCTGAGGTTTCACAACACCGTTATTCCAAACCCATTCAACACCCTCCATTATTCCATTAACAAATGCTCCGGGTGCGGATGGATCTTGCACGATATCTACCGCGTTAAGAATATAATCGTCATTAACGACCATTGCGTTGTTCTGTCTGCTCAAACTTCCCATACCACGAGTCGATACACCGAACGTTACATCACCGTCGAGTAAGCCTTTTACAACTTCGCCCATAGGGGTGTTTAGTATCGATGCTTTACCCACAACATCATTTCCTTCAAACTTGAGTTCATTGATCTTGTGAGAAACCTTATCTAAATTTACGGTCGGTCCTTCAGGGTGATTTAACTCACCAACTGCTCTACCTCTTTGTACTTGTTCTGTATCATACTTTTTTACAGCCTTTTCTATGATAGGCATTGGATATATACGACCGTTTCGATTCTTTTTTTCTGCCTGTGCAAAAATTCCTTGAATATTATAATTTTTTTTGCCAGTTTTTTTATCTTCAGTGATTACAAATTCAATATCGTTTTCTGTAAATTCTGATATTAATTTCATGTTACCCTCTTGGATACGCTATTTTTGTAAAGTGCGTTGTTGCAGTGCCAGCATGAATCTCGTCATCCTTATCTTTTTGAATTACTATGGCTTGATTCTCATGCATTTGAAATGTTCCGCCTGTTGTAACATTGGTAATCAAATCGTCTGCTGTTGCACAAATATATACATTTTGTGCTTTTCCTACAGTTGTCTTATTACCATTTCCGTTTGCAGTTACCTTTGCTGCTAAAGCTCTTATTTCCATTACTTCATACCTTTATATTGTTTAACAAATTCCTTAGCTGCTTTTTCAGCTTCTCTTTGAGATCGATAAACATCAAGTCTATCTCCATCAACATAAGCAACAAAACCGTTACGCTCTTTATGCACCATTACTGGTATTCGACTAATCTTTTTGTTGAATACCATTTTGCCTTCTGGCTTACGTCCTGTTAACTCTCTTATATCTAAAAAAGTTTTCATTCCTTTACCTTTATTTATACTTTTTAAGTTTTAGACCGCAGCGCCTTCAATCTCATCTTCATCTTCATCGGGTTCACTTCCGTCATCATCTCCCTCTGCCTCTGCCTCTTCAAAATCAAGCTGTTCAGTCTCTTCCTCATCATCTTCATTCTCTCCTTCAGCATCTGCATCTGCATCATCATCTCCTGATTCTTCATTGTCCGGTGCATATTCGTCATCATCTATTTCTTCCGCACGAGGATAATCATCATCGATTAATTCTTCATCTTCTGGATCACCGTTATAAATTTGACCTGCTAGTTTTACTTTAGCTTGATCTAAAACATCGCTTAATCTAACAGTCATTTCATCGTTAAAGATTTCATTTGCTTTATTATAGTCTTTTTCTAAAGAACTATTAACTAAATCTGCTAACGCAGATTTTTGATCTTTAACTTCATCTTCAGTTGTTTGCACTTCACTCATTATACTACTCCTTGGTCGTCTTCTGGTTCCTGCTGCTGAGTTGCAGCAATTTCTTTATTCATACTATCAATTTGTTCATCATCAAACAATAAAACATTCTTTTGTACCCATTCTTTTGAAAAGTACTCACCTACATATTGTGAGATTTGATCTAATGATTGTATTTTTTCTCTTAATAGTTCTGCTTCTTTTAGTTCTGCAAAATGATTGTCTCTTAAAAAATCTACAGTTACTTTATTTTTCCATGAGTTCCAATCGTCTTCAGTTATAACATTCTTCAAAATCAATTGTTTTTTAAGAATATCGTAAAATAAATTTGCAAATCTATTTCTCAATCTATCTATAAACTTTTGAAACTTTAATTCGTCTCTACTTATCTCGGTCGCTCTACCTAAAGAAAACTGTTGTTCTTGTTCTAAACGATTCATAGGAACATTTAACGACCTATATAATCTTTTTTGAAAATATATTATATCTTCAATCTGACCTAAGTTTTCTCCACCTGGTAAAGTACTAATCTCGGTACCCCTACCACCTTCTCTACGTGGCAACCAAAAATCTTCCAACATAGACATATGTTTTCTATCATCTCTTATCTCACCAGTTTTAGCATCATAAACTAACTTGTTTCTATACTTAGCCATGATGTCTTTCATATATTGCTCAGCTTTACCACGTGGCAAGTTACCAACATCAATATAAAACATTCTACGCTCTGGCGCTCTTGCTAACCTGTAGATCACAAGAGAATCTTCCATCATTCTAAGTTGAGTTATAGGTTTTAACGCTTTATGAAGATATGATATAATTTTTTTTCTATGTTCATCTAATAGTCCTGATGTACAGTAGCTCACTGAATCTAAAGTTAATTTAACACCAGATGCCTGTGAACCTGGTTTTTCTTGATAGATATAAAATTCATTTACTTTATCTACAAGAGTTGCACCGCTTATAGGATCTTTTTTCTTCTTAACTTGTTTTACTTTTCTTATTTTTACTGTATCAATGTATCTAATTTCTTGTATGCCAGCAGTTGGATTACTTTCGTCGACAATTAAATGATGATATATTCTACCATCTATGTACCATCTTCTAAAAATATCGTGACCTAACTCTTTAAAATTTAACATGTTAAAGATATTTTCAAATTCTTCAACCATAGTTTTCTTAACGGTTGCGCTCACTGGCACGTTATCAAGATTAAGAGCAATTGACGGTTTATTTTCTGCAGCAGTTATTGCTTCATTTACTATATCTTCTATCGCTGCATCAGCTTCAGGCTGATTTGCAGAACCTCTATATTTTAATATTAACTGAGCTTGATCTTTCGAATCATCGCCGTCCATGTTAATATAATGCCCGTAATGAGAGCCAGCAGATGTCGCAGTAACGTATCCTGCACCATCGTCATCACGTGGCGGAACAATAGACTTTATAGCCTTATTGTCTTTAGCACGAGTTATTTCAAAACCAAATAATTTAAAACCTTCTGCCATATTAATTCCTTTTAATTAGGAGGACTTATGCCCTCCTAATATTTATAGTTACGATGTAGTATCAGTTTCGTAATACTGATACGCGAATGTTACAGTAAATCTTTCGATTTCATCATTAGTAGCGTAACTTAAATCGATAGGCGACATGTCTTGAGGATATGAACCTCTAAACGTATATGTCTTTATTATTTCGCCTGAACGATCTAGTTGATCTACTAATAAGTCTGCTTCATATGCAACAGGAGTTGTAAGTCCAGTATTTGCACTGTGTGCATTCATACCGTTCATCCATCTCTCCATTGAGTTTCTGATAGCAAAATCTGTATCATTTATTATTGTTACTGTCCAAACATCAAACGTTCTGTCGCCAGCCATTTTTAGCTGTCTTCCTCTAAAAGGAACAACTATCTGACCTAGTGTTGACCCTGGCAACTGAGCAGTTTCGCAGAGGAAAGATGTCAGTTCGGGATCTCCGTTTGCATAACCTGGAAAGTTTATAGTAGCTTTGAAGAGGTTAGGACGAGCCCCACCACCTCTTAGCTTTGATTTAAAATCATCAACGCCTAGTACTGCCATTTCTTACCTCCTTAAACTGTACCAACGACTTCTTCGAAGTCTACGCCAGTTCTCACTGCCACAAAATTAAGTGTCACAAAGTTAATTGACCTTGCAGGCTTGATGAAGATACTTGCTACAAACTCGTTTCTGTCAATCACTGCAGGTGTGTTATTAGTTTCATCTGCAACAACTCTAAAGTCTGTTATACCTCTTCTTCCTTTTACTTCTCTTAAGACTGGCTCAACGATATTTACAAATTCAGCTCTTGTAAATTCATCATTGAACTCAAACAATACTTGTTCAGCAGCTCTCGATATGGCTCTTTCTAGAACTAAGAATAATCTCCTTACATTAATTCTATCAAAAGCGGAAGGCCTTGCTAGTTTAGTTTTATCTCCAAACAGTATTACTCCTGCACCAGGTATGTTAGCAATTGGATTCACGCCGTTTTTATAAAGTGTGTCTCTTTGCGATTTAGTTGGTGAATACGGTATAGATGTTATACCAAAATACTGTCCTCGTCTTGAACCTGCTGGAGAAAACCATGGTGCTCTATTAATATCTGTTGCAGCCATTATGCCTGCTGTAGATGATGCCGCGCCAATATTGATAAATTGATCATTAAATTTATCAAATATTTTTAGATAGTTTCCATCCATGACAAGATAAGATGACTTAGTTAGTGTACCGCTTGTAGCTACTATGTTGTCTGTTATAGTACTAGAATTAGTTTGGTTAACAACGTCACTTCTTGCTGGTGATGCAACAACAATACAATCTTTTCTTAAAGACGCTGCGGTAGTAACGAGATCGTTGACTACTGTTGTTGTATCTGATCTTGTAGACATTGAAGGAGCAATTAAAAAATCAACTTCGACAGTATCTTTATCTTCAAATAAGTCAAAACCATTTGCTATCGCACTTACACCAATACTACCAGGATTAGTTCCTGAATCAAAATTGTATGTGCTTGCTGCTCCGGCTGAATCACTTGTACCTATTGTTCTTTTTAGATCCTGACTAGAAGTCATAGTTGCGCCTGAACCTACAGCTGTGTAAGAAGAATCAAGTCCAGCCACCCAAACGTATGAAGAAGTACTGTTTATTCTTTCTTCTAATGAGATATTTGCGCCTGAACTGTCGATAGCATTTTTAGCTATTGACAAGAAAGCATATCTTTCTAATACTTGACCTCTTGTACCAGTAAATTGTCCATTCTTATCAATGACAACAACATGAGCCTCATCATTTACAGCTCCTACCTTTGTAGCTGCACCTGAAGTTCCAGGGGCTTGGTCAAATTCATTTTTATATGTCCATGTGTCAAAAGCGGCATTAGATGTACTAAATGGACAAACTTGAACTTGTAAACTATTACCTAATGTGCCAGGGTATTTAGCTACAAATGTATGTTTGTCTGAGTCTAACGCAGACAATTGACTGTTAAATGCTGTTAAATTGTTTACTTTTACTCCGGTGAAAAAACCTGGAGTAGTGCTGGTAGATTGTGCAGTAGTTGAATGTGCGTTCTTATGCGAAGCATCGGTTGCTCTTACTACCTGTAGTTTACTGGAGTACTTAAGAAACATGTTAGCTTCGTGAAACGAAACAGCATTACCAGAATCTGGTGAGCCAAATTTTGCAACCAAATCCTCTTCGTTTGCTACTAACTGTGGATCTAAAACAGTACCCCATCTTGAATTTATCACAAAAGCGCCTGTAGATGACTGGACATTGGGCACGCCTCCAGTTAAGTCTATCTCTCTAACTACAACCGCTGGTGATTCTGATGGATTTGCGAGTGCCATTTTTCTATTCCTTTATTATACGGTTAACATTATACGAATATTCAATCTTACCACTATTTATACTTTTAGAAGTTTCTATCATATTCGATGGCCCATGGGTGATCATTGTCAACTTCAAGCTTTTTAATTTGTTCTTCACCATCATCTATAAATCCAAACGGAACTATGTCCTCTTCAATTTCTTTTAATTTTTGATTAAAAATCATATCTTTAATATTAATATCAGTGAGGTTGTTAAAATATGCGGTTGATACAAAATAACCAAACATAACTAAATTCATTACTAAATCGTCATTATTTCCTGTAGAGGCTTGATATGTTTGACCTTTTGCTTCAAACGTTGATATTTCTAATATAGTTTGTTCATCTACAATTTTTAGTTTATTATTTTCAAGTAAATCTTTTAATGCTGAACAGCCTAACCTTTTTGTCTTTCTATTTATATCCACGCCAACAGCATTAGCTTTAACTGCAGATTCAACATGGACATTCTCGTACTCGAGATCATAATATAAACCGTTACAAACTACAGAACCTTGATCATTAGACTCGACTATGCAATAAGCTTTATTGTAGACATTTGCATACTTATATATAATATTAGGGAAGAGTAATGGAGAGATAGTATTATTGCGATACACAACTACCTGCTCAAAAGGACGAACGTTAATATCGATCAAACTAAAAGAAGAATAGTCCTGTCCTCTTCCCTTTGAAACATCAGCAACTAAAATATACTCATGATTCTTAACAGGCTCTTTATAAATTAAACAGTCGCCACCTTCCATATATTTTATTGGTGGTCTTGCTCTTAAATCTAAAAGTGTCTGCGCGCTTACTAATGTGTTACCGGTGCCAAAAAATGTATTGCCAAATTCTTGATCAAACTGTACTTGTGAAGTATTGTTTATAGTTTCTTCTTTCCATTTCTCGTCTCTTCCTGGTACATCGTGCCAATCAACTCTAAAGTTATTGTATTCATTAACTCCTTGTATTGACCCTTCCCATATCTTATGAAAGGTATTACCTATACCGTTTGCTGTAGATGTTACTATGATCTTTGTATCACCGCCTGATGATATAACCGGATATGTCGAAGTGTAAAACTCTGCAGCTCTTTCAACAAAAGCAAACTCATCTAAGTAAAGTAAGTTAATAGAAAGTCCACGAATTGAAGA